AGGTCATAACAAGTGATGGGCCGACAATAAAGAGCAAACGCCCCGTCATCATCAGCCCACTCCTCGACCTCAATTTTACGGCGTGACTGCTTTCGGCGCGCTCGTAACTCTTTAGCCAGACCCATTAGTTAGACGCTTCTGTGACTGCGCCCGATACTTGCACGGAGAATGACGCCTCGACCAATCCGTCATAAGACGCGGAGATAGTCTTTGCAGTCACAACGCCAGCGCCAGCGTAATACTTCTCGCCGGTACCTGTTCCAGTTGGGTGAATTTCCCAATCAATAGCGGCACCAGAATCAAGCACTAACTGCTGTGCATCTGCGTCATCCCAAAGCGCGTCGATAGTGAGCGTCGCATCCTTGAGGCTAGAAAGGTACGACTTAACAGAGTCACCCATCACTGTATCTTCAATGGTGTCCGCAGTCTCGTCGATGCTGTACGAACGAACCTCACCGACAACTGCCTCTGTCCCACCGCTAACGGCGACCTTAACTGATCCTGTTGAGCCTTTATGTGTAGCCATTTGTTTCTCCCTTACGCGTCACCGCGTGTGTATGTATAAAGAATTTGAACGGTGACAATGACGCCGCCTACTGGGTCTATTGTACCATCATCCACCTCAACGCTAATAACTTGCGTATCAATAGCGTGACCGCCACGCGTCCTATCCTCGTCGAGCTTTTCGTCGATAGCCTCTACAATCTGATTGCGGGCTGTGTCGATGTTTTTGTGCTTCACAAAGCAAATCAATTCGTAGTCGATAGTTCCTTGCCTGCTGGACATACTTCCGCCAATGCTAGCGTCTTCTCTCGTCTCGTTTGCTGTGCGTACTAATATGGCCGGAAACTGTGCGTTTGATAGCTTGTCAAAGTCGAATGGCTCACGCGTCACCTTCTTGACGTTAGGAGTCGAGATAGCTTGCAGTGCTGTCACAAGATTCGTTGCAATGTTTTCTCTAACGCTCATCGCCGTCTGTCCTTAATCTTGACCTGACCAAAATAAACGCGGGCCAAGTCTTTCTCTTCGCTACGGTTGAAGCCAAAAAACTTCCTTGTCTCATTAACCATTGCCGCGCGCTTTGCCGCGTCAGGTCGGCTGAAGAATATCTCACCGACTTTTCTGTTGACGACTTTGCCTTGTAAAGCCGCAAGCATAGATGGCCGCTTTTTATATCGGTCACTTACTTTAGACATGACAGTCTCGCCATCACTGGATGGCTTGCCTTTTACTTTTTCGTAGCCAAACTCTAAATTGACCTTTGCTGTCTCTAAGCCAAGCGCATCTCGCACTCGCTTCCATCCACTGCTGTAGCTACCGAACCCGCCTCTGTAGCCTTTGCCTTGCGCTGTACGCTCCTCAATGATGGTCGTGCCATGTAGCACTGTGCGCGCCATAGCTCGCTTCTTGCTACTGTTAAGATCCTTTTTGATGTCATCAGCCACACGCTCTAAGCGTAGCGGATTAGTCCTTACCTTTATCATCGGTTTAACCGATTGATCGGCACGATTTCTTTCTCTTTATCCGTAACCTGACCATCATTGTCAGCGTCATACTCAACGCCGTCCTGGAATACTGCGTCCATCTCTTCGCCATAACGGGCTTTGTAGAAGTCGATCATCGCTAAAAAGCGGTCGTCATCAACCCAGTTAGTTAACTGAGGCAATGCGTACTTCCACAAGACAAGGTATGAGGCTGAACGAGTCCACTGTGACGCCGTCAAATAGCTTGAGTTCATTTCTCCAGCGATACCTTTACGGTGCCACCATTGATTGCGAATCTCTCGCTCCACGTCAGCCTGAGCCTTCGCGTGTTCGGCAGTGAATGCTGGAATCCCTAAATCGAAAAGGTCAGGGATGATTGCTTCTAAATCGCTGTCGTCACTAAATGCCATGTCGTCACCACTTCACTTTTGCCGCCCAGTAGATTTTATCTAAGGGCGTTGCGTTCTTTAGGGTATCACCGTGTCGTGCATACCAAGCCGCTCGCATGGCCTTGTCGCGGGCCGACTCACCATCTTTAGGTGGATAAGTCTTCGCGCCTTGAGCGCCAAACCGTAGTAGCTTGATTACACCTTTGTAGCGAGCCAGAACCGCGTGTGAGCTAGAGGCGTGTCGTGGCGTACGCTTTGCCACGTTGTAGTCCTCAAACCTTTCACCGCGATAATTAACTGCCATATAATCCTCAGAGTAAAACGCCCCCGAAGGGGCGTGTACATCTTAGAGTGCCGCGTCGAAGAACATCTCTACACCGTAGCTGTCATCAAGCTCACCAACACCGTATACGGCGGTAGCATTAAGCTCGAAAGCACGCAGAGAGGCGTTGCGCTCTGTCTCAAGGTTGAAGTCACGCTTCATTGCGATACAAAGTGCTTCTGGTGCAAATACTGCGCCCTTAGCATCTCCGTTTCCATCAACTGAAATCAGAGCTGACTGGTACACGTCGATTCCACCGATAGAACCTACAAAGCCGTTGCGCATTGCTTCGTTCTGAAGGTCGCCACCGTTGGGGTTAGCAAACGTGTTAGTCAGGTTAGCTGACAATTGATAAGCGTGGAATGGGTGGACAACTGCCGCCATTGCGCCTGTCACCTTGTTGGCCCGTAGAGTAGCCGCCGCTTTGAACAAGTCAGCAACTGTAATCTCTTGACCAGCCGCACCCAATGCACCAGAGAAACCATCAAATAAAGCGATGATGTCTGTGTCCATTTTCTCAGCGATTGCATTACCCAATACAGTGCCAAGCTCTTGAGCAGGGTTGCCTGCACCCATTGCCGCGATGTCAGTAAGCAATACCTGCGCACCAACTTCACCGACAGTAACAGTGACGCTTGAGGTTGATACTGTGGTTGAGGACATGTCAGTGCCTTCAGTCAGATCAGCCGCCGCAATTGCTGGGTACTTAGGTACTTGAATCGTCTTACCAGCTACGTTTCCAATTTCGTAGTTAGTAATTAGACCCTGCATTAGGCTCGACTCGGTAGCGGTGTAACGAGCGGCGAGTATGATGTTGCTGAACAAATCGTCCAGAGTTGTTGAAGTAGTAGCCGCCATAATGAATCTCCTTTGGTTAGCGGTTTATTTTTTAGCTAGTCTCATGGCGCGATAGGCTTCTTTGCCACCGCTGTCATAATTAGCCAACATATCAGCCGCCGACATAGGTTTCGACGTGGAACCACCTACCGCTGTCTGCGATCCTGCGCCACCTGATGACGCTTTCACGAAGTGCGGGTTCGAGGTCAAGAAGTCACCGACTAACTGGTCAACTGACAAAAGCTCGCCCTGTTCGTTATAGCGTGGCGTTCCGTTCGCATCGTAAACTTCTGCGGTGCCGTCTTCAGACAGCCGAACCGAACCACGTAACAACTGACTGACTTGCTCTGCCGATACTGCATTATTTCGGCTTGCCGCTGACAGTAATGCCCCATCAACTAACTGCGTTTCGAGGCGTTGCTTGTACGTCGATATTTCTTGATCTTTCTTCTCGACGGTCTGCCTCAGAATTGACTCGAACTCTCCGCGCTCTTTCTGCTTCTCGACTTCAGCTTCTTGCTGTCGTTGTAGAAGAGACTTAGCCTCATCGAGGTCGATACCATCTAGGCGCTTTTCATATTGTCGCTTAGTGCGAGCAACACGATCCGCTACTATTCGGTCCAACTCATCTTGCGTGAACGTCTTTGAATCCTGAACTTGTGGTGTTTCCACTGCGGCTTCAGTTACCGCGTCTGCCATGATTTCATCGCTCATGTTACGAATCCTCTTTCGAGTGGGTTAAATTATATCAAATCAGCGTGATTTACGCTTTTTCTTCTTTTTGTCTTTCTTATGGTATGGCATACGTGCCTCCTTAGAATACAGGTCTAAACCTGTGCCTACAGTTATAACCGCCTGCAACTACAAACGGGCTACCATCTCTTTTACCAGACCATTCGCCAGACCATGCCTCGCGTATCTCTTCGATGCTCATAGTCTTGCCAACATACGTTTCGCAATGTTGTCGGGTCTTTGAGTCATCAGGCCCGAAATACTTAAACTCTGTGGCTCCTGCCTCTAGTGACATATTGGTCGTGATTGTCCGGTCAAAGTCCATCAGACCGTCATTGAGTGCTACTTGTGCATAGCGTCCAAGGTCAGCTTCTACGCTCTGCTGTATCTGCTCCACCGCCTGAGCAAATGGTAAGCCCGTCAGCGTGTTCGCATACACCTGAGAAGCGACAGCTTCGACGAACTCTTCTCCTAGTGTCTCAAGGCCACGGAACGACAACTGCTGTAACTGTCGCACTACCGACTCGTCAAGCCTTGCAAGCGCTGTGTAGTTGCCAAGCATCGCCTCTGCCTGCTGAGCCACCACAGCATAGTCACGGATCATGTCGTCAATCTCTGTGAGATACTCTTCCTGCACAAATTGGCTGATCGTTGCGCGAGCGTTAATGGCCCACTCTAAATCGAACAAATCACCATCTCGTAACGGCGCACTGCCCATCAACTGCACGACACGCTGTGACAGTATGGCAAGCGCATTCTGCAATCTAAGCTCGTGCCTTTTGGCGCGGTCGATTACGTCTCTGGCGTGGTCAGTATCAGCCGCCATCAGTTACCGTCTGCACTGGCTCGACTAACTGGTCGCCACCGGCAACATCCTCAAGCCCTATCTTCTCGCGCACCTCGTTAGGCGTCACCATTCCACTGTCGATGTGGTACTTGTATATCTGCGTCTCTTTGGTGAAGTCACCGACCGCTGTGGTAGCCTCTTCAATCTCAGCGTGTGCCTGTGCAAGCACTTGGTCATCAAGCACAAGGTCTGCGATCTGCTTATCAATCTCACGCAACAAGGTGACTGACTTAACACCACTAGCACGGGTTTTCTGTAGAAACTCAAGCTCTGTCCCGTAGTCACGGATGTCAAACGAGTCAGGATAGCTGACCTCTACCTCGTGCAGATTGTGACCTTGCCACCGACACCACAACTCCCACAACTGTTCTTCAGCCAGCTCAAGGATGTCCGCCTTCTCTGCTAGCTTGGCGTTCAGCATTTGGAACTCAGTCTGCATGGCCACGCCTGACTGCGTCATTGCCTCTGTGCCGCGTACTGCGCCCATGTGGGCCATCCTATTGATCGAGTCGATCTTGTCCTCTATAGAGGCCCTGATGGCGTCTAGGTTAGCCCCTGACGGTTGCATCTGGTACGGCTTTAATCCTGCGTCGATGTCATCGCTAATGTTGATGACTGCACCGGCACCAGCAGTCGCGTCAGTGTCAAAGGTCTTCACGAGCGTCGGGTGGTTTGAGATGCGGATAAGCTGTTCGATTTCCGATAGCTCTTGGTAGATCGCTTGTTGCATATAGCTGATGTCAGAGATGTCGCTGATACCAATGCCACGGACGATTGATCGGTTGGC